ATCCCATGCCTGCATAGAGGTCTGCTTCATCCCGGTGTCGCCATCCACCCAGTATGCGGTCGGAAGGAAGTCCAGAACGCGGATACGGGTCTGCTTGGATGTCATGTTTGGAAGCTTGCGCGCCATCCCCATGAATGCGGACTGTTTCGGTGCATCCTGGAAGATGGTAGATACAATCTGCTCACGAATTAAAGCTTCAACTGCTGATCTATCTGTGATATTTACTGCCATATTTTACTCTCCTTTTCCGAACAGGTTTCTCAGTGCTTCGTTCGCCTGTTCTCTCTTTGTCTGTGCATCGTTATTGATGCCTGATGTGCTGCTTACCACTCTCGGAACCGGCGCAGAACTGCCAAACAGGTAATCATTATCCTTTTTAACCGCTGCCAGAGCCGCGTCAATGTCCTGTGTCTGATTCTTCGATGCCTTTAAGCCATCCACATCCAGAAGCGCCATGATCGCGCGCTCGTTCTTGCCAGATGCCTTCCGGATCGCCTCCTTGACCGCCGCATCAAACGCATAATCAGATTTGATTTTCTCGATCTCCGCATCCTTGCCCTTCATCTGCTCGGATAATTCATTGATTTTGGTCTGGAGTCCCGCTGCATCGATGCCCTCCATCGCTTTCAGGGATGCCTGCGCGGTCGCAAGCTGGTTTTTGTAACCATCCCTCTCCGCCGTCAGAGAGTTCACCTGCTTTCCAGCCTCCGCCATGATATAATCAATCTGTTCCTGTGTCAGTCCTTTTTCCTTGAGTGTCTCAGTCTTAAAAATTGCCATGCTGCTTCCTTTCTCGGCTTTTTGCGATGGGTAGCCGTCCATCTTAAAAGTAGGCTTTTACGGCAGCCACGCCAAAAGGGTATAAAAATAACACGCATTTCTGCGTGCTGATAACTGATTTTGGTTATAAAAATACCACCTATCTGCTGACGGGTGGTATTTAATCGTCCCTATGGTTCGGACATTGCAAGCATATTTTTTTATAATCTGGAGTTTCTAACACCTTCTCGGGAATTGTCCATTCTGGTGCCAGCCCTTCCACATTCATGTGGATGTCATAGCATATTCCTTCATCAATTTCCGTATCCATTAACGGACAGCTAAGTTTTTTTATTGCCATATCATTCTGCCACCACAAATCAATAACCATGCCACTTGCAATTCTTACATATTGTTTCCCAGTCGGATTTTTTCTTAAATCTTAACGGGACAGTTTCTTTCTTTATGATCCCATCTACCGCATCTGAGTTTTCAATACAATCAATATTTTCTATTTCTACATCCACCAATGGACATAATACAACATCAGGCGCCTCCATGCTTTAACACCTCCATCGCTGCCTCAGCAACATCATCGTATTGCTCTCTCTTAAACGCTGTTCTGATAGAATTGTTCTCGTTATTAACAAAAGCCGCACCTTTATCACTGTAATAATTCGTAAATGCTCCATTCCATTTTGTTGTCGAAAACAACGCATTCTGAATATAACTTTTAGCTTCTAATTCCGTCACGCCGTGGTTTCTTTCTTTGTTTACATGAGCATCATCAAACGACAGCTTACTAACATCCGGAATGCTTGGATTCAATGTGATTTCTCCCCTCATTCCGGCTTGCTTTATACCTGCCTTTATTTTATCATTTTTCTCCGACTCTTCAAGCCTTTTCTGTTCTGTCTTTGTCGGTGTAAACCGTCCGCGCAGACCATCTTGTGTGATCCGCTGCTTCTGCTCCGGCAGATGCATTGCCTTTGAAAAATCCGCGTATTTCTGCAACTGTCCCTGATACTTGGCTTTCTTGAGGATAACATCCTTTTCATCTGCACTGCCCGCCTGCAACAGCTTTACCTGCTGCCGAGTCGCCCGCATATTCCGTTCCATCTTACGCTGTTCCTGTAACGCCTCATAAGTGGTGTAAGACTTGCCGCAGTAATCTTTCGGAGTGTTTTCCTCGTCTAGCATCTCTTGCAGCTGATCGTCGGTGTATGTCCGCGTGGACACGCCAGGAATAAACGGGCTGTAATCATGATAGCAGTTTGCTCCATGCAGACCCGTCACGGTACCAAGCCCGCAAACGCTCTGAAGCTGCTCCATCGTCCAGACACGCCCTTGCCAGGGCTGATGCGACGGACGGGCACCTACATGATAGGACACCTCATAAGTGTTTGTCCCGAGGTCTGCTGCCACCTGCTCATTTATCTTGCCTTGAACCTGCCGGAAGCCGGTCATAACCGCCCTTCTGGCCGCCACATCCACGCGGCTGTGAACGCCTGAATCATAATCAATCCACCGAAGTCCTGAGTTCGTCATGCGGCTCACGGTACGCTTGAGGACAGTCCCATAGTCAAATCCGCCAGACTGTATATCCAGAACAGCATTATCCAGCGTGGAGCGGTAGAACGTCATAAGCGGCGATGCCTGTATACGTCCATCAGGTCCGCGAATCGCGAAGCCCATTGAACCGGCGATATTCTTATATTCTCCCGAAAGCTGAGACTTGACCGCTTCGGTCAGCCGGATGAGCGGCGTGTTCTCTTCGAACGGCAGCATCTTGACGCCGGATGCTTTGTAGGCTCTGGAGTGCTGATAATACTGCTCATACACTTCATCTGAAAAAATGTGTTCCATTTCCTCGTCACTCTTCTGCAGTGTTTCCTGCACCCAGTCTTTTATTTCTGATTCTGCCTTCCTTAGTTCCTCCAACCTCCGGATCTGCCAGTCAGACGAAGCGGTCGAAAAGCCTGCGTCTTTGATTCGCCTGGCAACATCCGACATGATCCGGATCTCCAATTCTGAAAACAGATTTCCAGTTTTCAGCGCCAGTTTTTCAAGTTCTCCCTGCGTCACCCAATCACTTCCCCTGTGCTGCTGATTTCACTGATTGCAGCTTTGGCTTCCTCTTCGGTTTCTCCGTACCATTTCATCCGGTACTCATACAGTGCCATCGCTCCCATTGCTACATCGGCACGATCGTTGTCGCGCTCGGCCTTGGCGTCAACTACAATGGAATCATCCCATTGGAAAGACAAATGATAAGCTCCGGCAGGGCACAGATGGTAGATGTCGCACCAGAATGCCATCGCGTCAACCAAATCTGTCAGCGCTTTCTGCAAAGCTCTCTGGCAATCCGAAATAAAATCATAAGATCGCTGCTTGCTGGCTTTGATTTCCTCTGCCGTCTTGTCCGTGTTGTTTGGATCTGACAAAGTGCCGTAAGCCAGATTGCACCGGAACTCAATCAGGCGCATCTGTTGATTCCAGCCATTGTAGTACGCTGTGTCGCGGATAGCCGGAGAAAAGACATCCAGAAGCGGCTTGTCCTGCGCGCCAGCGGCATATTCGACGCCCCTGTACAGACGTTCCTTGCCGCCCGGATACTCATAGCTGTTTGTATCTGGATTGTATTTAAGCAGGCTCTGAGCGATATGTACCGCTGTCTCCTTGCTGTCATACTCCCAGTTGATTTGCATGTACCGCCGATCCGCATCCTCTATCTGCTTGATCGCCCGCGAATACACCGACACGCCCAGAGGACTGCCGGAATCTCTGTTATTTCCAAGCGGTACGGTAAAATACCCGATCGGAAGTTTCTGGATCCCTGAAAACTGCATTTCTTCTGCCAGTTCCGCCCATCTTGGCACCGTGCCGATCGGAACCTCCGTCCCCAATATTCCCTCCGTCCGTGCTATAAAGACGTGGTTTTTGATTGAGAGCACATCCCCACTCAGACTATACAGTTCGATGCGGCTGTAAATTTCATTGCCCTTCCGAAACTGATCCAAAAATGCGCAGCGCGTCATTTTTTCGGAGTCAAAATCAAGTGGGAAAAACATATCCGCCTGGATATACTGGACCGCGATGGTTCCGTCAGGTGTGATGTACGGTTTAAACACCATACTGCCTTTCGCAAACGCATATTCTGTCTGTACTCGGAGTTTTCCAAGCACCTGCTGATAAACCGCATCCATGCATTCAGCCCTTGGACTTCCCTCCACCTTGCTCTGCAGCTCCAGCGTAGTCAGTCTTGCAATCTCTCCCGCTATCGTCGCGGGAATATTGGCATTGTCTGT